CTATGTATTCAACCACCGTTTACTTATACCAGCAAATTACCAAAGTCTTGTTAGTTGACACCAGTGGTGGATATTTCACAGCGAGGTACGACCCAGTGTATGCAAAACAATTAACTGTAAACAAAGGTGTAGATAATGTTCTACTCTTTGAATTTATCAATCAAGAACAGAAGCCGGTAAACATCACTGGCTCTGCATTTGTGTTTCGTTTGATGAGTCAAAACGGAGACAGAGTACTGGTGGAAAAAGACATGACAAGTCTTAGCAATTCACTGGGGCGAGTAAAAGTGGTGCTGAACATTGAAGACACCATTAATTTGGTTGCACAACCCGCCAGTTATTCAATACAGCGCACTTCTGGTGATTACATACAAGCAGTATATGTAGACGCCAACAGCCAAGCACGTGGTGATTGCAACATTGTGGATTCTATATTGCCACAATTTGTGCCCAGTCATGAACTTAGTATACCCACAATTTATGGCAAAGCTCAACAACTAACACCCGGACCGACCAACTATCCCGACTGGGCTCTTACACCTCCTCCAGTAAATACCACGCAACTTACTGAATTCTACAGCAGTTTTATTGACACATCTCATCAAAGTTTGACAACAGTCAAGATGGATCTGGATCACTTTACAGGCACTGTGAAATTTCAGGCTGCACAAGATTATGAATCTATTTGGTACAATGTAACTGACAGCTATACTTTTTACAATGAAACTTCTACACAATATTTCAACGTGGTAGGATTTTATCCACTGATTCGAGCAGCTTTTAATAACAGCCAAGGATTTGGTGGACAAGCATCCGCACAGGTTTCACCTACAGGCGTGGTCACAGGAATCAGTTTGAGCAATGCTGGTAAAAATTATGTGGCTGCACCCAAAGTTCAAATCTTAGGAAATGGTTCGGGTGCCGAAGCAATTGCAACCATTGGAGCCGACGGACAAATTGCAACCATTGTAGTGACCAATGGCGGTTCAGGTTACTTGCCAATTCAATACCAAGGCACACAACAGGCCACGGTAATGATTACCACCGGATATATTGACAATCTCCAATATCGTTGATTTAGCACAGCTGATCTGCTATACTGTATAGATGCTTGACATCCTTGCGTATCTACCTGCAAAAAGAAAACCCACGCCATCTGGTTGGTTGAGTTTCAACGCGGTTTGTTGTCAGCATAACGGCAGCACTCGAGACACAAGAGGCCGCGGCGGACTTAAAGCTACCGAAGCAGGTTGGAGCTATCACTGTTTCAATTGCGCCTACACAGCCAGCTTTATTATGGGGCGTACACTGAGTGTGAAAGCTCGTAGACTGCTTGGATGGATGGGTGTTCCAGACAACGAAATTGAAATGCTTAATCTTGAAAGTCTGCGGCATCGCAGCATACATGGCATACTAGAAGATCGACAACAGGCCTGGAACCAATTGGCTGGTATTGCATTTGAAGAACGGGACTTGCCACCACATGCTGAGTTGTTGATGCCCGAACATGGACCATATTGGGACTATGTGCGTAGTAGACATGTGCCCGAAGACTTTCCTGCCATGGTACAGATAGAGAATGATGGTGTTCATTGGACACGCCCGCATGTGGTCATACCATTCACATACGAAAACAAAATTGTAGGTTACACCTGCAGATTTTTAGACAACAAGCAACCCAAGTTTATTTCAGACAGCCAGCCGGGTTATGTGTTTGGAACGGACTTACAGCATAAAAATTGGACCAATGTGATTGTGACAGAAGGCATCTTTGATGCATTGAGTATTGGTGGTGTGGCTGTGATGCACAATACCATAAGTGACGCACAGGCTCGACTGATACGCAACTTGGGACGAGACATAACTGTAGTGCCTGATCAAGATCTAGCAGGCATAGAACTGGTGGATCGTGCTGTGGAACTTGGATGGGCGGTAAGTATACCCGAGTGGCCAGAAGGCTGCAAAGATGTTAATGATGCTGTGATTGTGTTAGGGCGTGTGGGCACCTTGCTAACTATTATGGCAGCCAGAGAAACCAGTAAAATCAAAATAGAACTAAGGAAAAAACAACTTGTTAAAAGAATACGGACTTGACGTTCAACGTTTATTTCTAGAAATGATGTTGGAGGATGCACAAAGTTATGTGCGTGTTCAAAATATCTACAACCCACAGAACTTTGACAAAAGTTTGAGACCTGCGGCTGAGTTCATTAAAGAACATTCTGACAAGCACAAGACCCTGCCGGAGCGCACACAGATTTCTGCTACCACTGGCGTTAAACTGCAATCAGTGCCGGACCTGAACGAAGGTCACTTTGACTGGTTCATGGGCGAGTTTGAAGCATTTACTCGGCGCCAGGAACTAGAACGTGCTATTTTAAAAGCCGCAGACTTACTTGAAAAAGGTGAATATGATCCTGTTGAAAAACTCATCAAGGATGCAGTACAGATATCACTTACCAAGGACATGGGCACAGACTACTTTGCTGATCCTAAGGCTCGCATTGAGAAATACTTTAACTCGGGCGGGCAAGTAAGCACAGGATGGCCACAACTGGATAGATTGTTGTATGGCGGATTCAGTCGCGGCGAACTCAACATTTTTGCAGGCGGCTCAGGATCAGGCAAGAGCTTGGTCATGATGAACATTGCGCTTAACTGGCTACAGCAAGGAATTAGCGGTGTGTACATTACACTAGAACTTTCAGAAGAGCTTACTAGTTTGAGAACAGATGCCATGTTGACCAACATGAGCACCAAAGACATTCGCAAGGACATAGACACTACAGAGCTCAAAGTCAAGCTGGTGGCCAAAAAGTCAGGCAACTATCAAGTAAAAGGCCTGCCCGCACAATCAAACATCAATGACATTCGTGCTTATTTGAAAGAGTATCAAATTCAAACAGGCAAGAAGGTAGACTTTGTGATGATTGATTACTTGGACTTGTTGATGCCTGTGAGTGCAAAAGTTTCGCCAAATGACTTGTTTGTGAAGGACAAGTATGTTTCAGAAGAACTGCGTAACTTGGCCAAAGAACTGGGCATCTTGATGGTAACTGCGTCACAGTTGAATCGATCAGCTGTGGAAGAAATTGAATTTGATCACTCGCATATTTCGGGTGGTATTTCCAAGATCAACACAGCAGATAACGTGTTTGGTATCTTTACAAGTCGTGCAATGAAAGAGCGCGGCAAGTATCAGATCCAGTGTATGAAGAGTCGAAGTTCGACCGGCGTTGGTCAAAAGATTGATTTGGAGTACAACATTGAAACTATGCGCATTACTGATGAAGGTGGGGATGATAGCGAAAACGGGTTTAGTAAAAAGCCCAGTACAAGTATCATGGACTCGATCAAAGCAAAAAGCCTGGTTAGTGCAGCCGCAGACGATGCCAAGTCTGTACCTTGGGAACGACCACAAGCTCGAGAAGGTTTTGATTTAGAAGCGCCAAAAGTCACAGCCGATGTACAAAGCGCCAAGCTCAAGCAGTTGTTGGGCAAAATCAAAACATCATAACATGTCCGAGTTTTGTAGACATTTAACCAATGGATTGGTTTATAATAATAACACTACTACGTTTACCATGTCTCCGTGTTGTTTTTTTGCTGAAGAGAACAGCGTAGACCCAGATAAAGATTTGTCAAAGCAATTAACAACTCATAGGATGCATTGGGTAGATGCAAAGGTTGATACTTCTTGTAAAATTTGTATTGACGCTGAATCTAGAGGAGCACACAGTTTTCGACTAGCATCGTTTGACACTATAACAGGGGCCAACAACAAACTAGAATTTTTAACAGTAGCAGTAAACAAAAAGTGCAATCTAGCTTGTCCATCGTGTAACTCAGGATCAAGCAGTTTTTGGTACCAAGAAAATCTTAGAAATAATGTACTACAACCAGTACAGATTCATCAACTTCATAACGATGATCGTCAAGGTGTTACTACTGACAAGTTTATTAGTTTGTTATCCGATCAAGATCTAACTGAATTAAAATATATTAAATTTGGTGGTGGCGAGCCGTTAATGACAGACACACACACAAAAGTTATGTCGTTAGTTCCCAATCCTAGTAATGTAACTATACAGTATACTAGTAATTTTAGTATCATGCCAACTCAATCAATAATGGCAATTTGGGAAAAGTTCAAGTTAGTCAAATGGATTGCAAGCCTTGACGGTGTTAATGAACAATTTAGTTTTCTACGTTGGCCATACCGTTGGGAAAAATTAGAAGAATTTGCAAATAGTGCTATAAACACAGTTCCTGGCAATGTTATGTTCGGAGTCGAGCATACTATAAATCCTCTAAACATATTTTATTTTGATCAGTTTGAAATTTGGTTTAACAAACATCTTGGATCTAATAGATACGGTGACAAATCAGATTTTAATGTGCATTTGTGCACCGGAACACTTGGCCTAGAGCACACACCACCAGAATTGCGTAACAAAATAAAAGCCAAATATGGTAATACCCATCAGGTAACAATTGCTCTCAATCAAAAACCATATTCGGGTAACACCGCAAAACTAGTGCAATACCTTGATCAACTTGATTTTCAACGAGGAACAAATTGGAGACAATTATTTCCAGAGGTGCAAGAGTATTTTAATGCTTAATTTGATTTGTTTTCCGCACTATACCTGTGGTGGCCTGTTATGTGACATAATGACAGGGTTGTTTTCTCCAATAGGTACTAACGGCGGGATTGATAGCATACATCATAGTGTAGGCAAAATTGGTGATACAAGCACAGTAATGCTTGATTACGATGCAGATAAGTTTATGCAAAAAGTGTCTTTAATGGACACCAAAAATGATACCTGGATTGGGACACATTGCTGGCCGGGCCAGTTGCCGTTAGATAACTTTAACAAAATATTGATAGTTACAACAACAACATTTAAAAGTAAAATTTATAGATGGGCAAGAGTACATCATCATTATTTTTTACCTACTTGGAAAAACTTATCTGGAATAGATTTAGTTGACAAATCTAGAGAAACTGCAAAAAACTATTTGATCCCATTTCAACCAGTACTCGACAAACCCAATGTGTTAAATGTTGAATTTGCAGATGTTGTAGAAACTACACCAGAGTTTTATCATGCTATTGACTATCGAGAATCTGCTGACCACATGGCACGATGGAAAGAAGTAAACTATTTTTTGTACACTGAAAATTTTTGGAAAAGCCAAGCAGTTGATCAATTCTACCAAGCTGAGTTAGAAATCAATCTTGGTAGATATTATAGATACATTTAAGAGTTGACAACTTTGATAACAGCAAAGTTTAACACAATGGCTTCACCTAGTGACCCAGCGTTCATGTTACCCACACTAATTCTGCATGACCCAGCTGCCACAGCGTCTACTTGAACGTTGTATGCACCGGCAGTCGCGCCAGACGAAATACAAACATATACTACGTCAGTGGCAGCAATAACGCTGTTAGTTAATGTAAAGCTGACTTCTGCTGCCGCAGCCAATGCAGCATTGTTCATGGTGATTTGTCCACAACGTTTGTTGAGTGTTACACTAGTTGCTTTACTGGTGGCCTGTGTGACAGCGCCGCCGGTGCCGGTGCTGTATCCCACAGCAGATCCTGCGCTGCCCAGCAATGGGCGATTTAGATCGTAAACAGTTACAGTTGTGCCGCCGTCTGTGGTTGTGAATTGAAATTGATAAGTTCCTGTAGCGTCAAATGTGATCACGTTTGAACTGATGCCTTGAATACCAATAATACCCAGGGTCACAGCAGCCGGCAATGTAACAGTGTATGCTGTGTTGGTAATGTTAATGGCCAGCTGTACTATACCAGCACTGCCGCTGGTTGGAAAATTGCTGAAGTTCAAACTGATACTGCCAGTTGTGCTGACGTATTGATATTGTCCTGCAGAATAATCCACGCTGACTGAACCAGAAGTTGTGGTAATTGGCACATAGGTGTAGCTGACATCTTGCAATTTTACAGCATAAATGAGATTGTCGTTCATGTTGTTGTCAAGTGTGGCACCAGTTAGTGCAGATTTAAAAACTGCGTTGGTTTGTAATGCAGTTATTTCGTCTGCTGCATATTGAAAATTAGTGCTAGTGTTTGTGAAATTATCCCGGAACCCTTGTGTGTTGTTGGGAACGCCGGCTACTGGATAGTTTCCGTCGATGTTGTTAGGGTTGATTTGACTGGTCATTGCGAATCCTTGATTGTTATAGATATTTATTGCTAACCAGATTTCGCTAAATAATCCAAAGGTCCCCGAGCAAATGCAAAAGAAAACTCGTAGCTTGTTAGAAGAATTGGATTCCATGTATGTGGAACGCGATCGTCGTCTAATAATTGAAAATAGAGCCAACAATGTGATAGAATCTGCTATTCGTTTGCTAGAGCAAATTGAATCAGAATACACTGCTGATCAGGCTGAAAATCTCACTAGAAAATTGCTCAATGCCATACGTCTTAAAGATTCCACAAAGTTTGCCAGATCTGTAAGGAGAACTCATGCAGATATATGAAATTACCAATGGCCGCCGCATGAAAGAAGCTTTTGCTCCTGGCAGCGCCGGTGCACAGACCAGTTCTTTTTTGGGTGGTGTTGGCAAAAATCTAGCCAAGGCCATGATTCCTGCTGGTGGTAATACAGGTCCTGAAAACCAGTACACTGGTACTATGGTTGCCCCGGGACAAGAAGGAGGTGCCGCTGCCGCTGCTTCAGCACCTGCTGTGGCTGCATTGGCCAAAACTCTGCAGGCACAGTGGTCGGACACAGTGACACAAATGATGCAACAGGCCAAAAATCCCGCAACTGGCCGAGCTGGAGTTCAAAGCATCAAGGACATTCAGCCAATTGAAATGGAACGAGCCCTGGTCAATTTGATAAACACTAACCTTCAAAGAATGAATCGAACACTTAAGGACTATAAAGATGCTGCCAGCCAAGTGGACCAGGATGCCAACCAAGGACAATTACGAAACATGGTTGGAGACATGAGCGCAAACATTGACAAGGCCATTGATGCAATGTTGGTAACGGAACCCACTAGAACTAATGGAAAAAAATTAGCTGACCTTTGGGGCAGTATTGCCAAAATGAGCTATGGTATTGCTAACGAAGTTGAATTCAATCCAGTTTCTGGAAAAGCCGCAGCCGCAGCAAACACAAACGCAAACACAGATCCAAATGCAGCTGACCCGCAGTTGGCACAAGCAGCGCAACGAGCTGGCCTCACAGCTCAACAACTGAGGATCACTACCAAAGTTCCTCAGCAACGTGATCCAGCCGTAAACAAGGTGCTGGCCAGTATGGGTCTGTTGCAAGGCGCACCACAGCAACAGCAAAAACAAATGGCCGTGGCTGAGGCAAAAAAATGAGACTACTAGAAGGCGGCAATGTATTCAAAGATTCTGATGGTCGACCACTCACTGGGCGTATCAATCAAAGCGATGTAGCAGCCACAGTGCAATGGTTGGAAACACTCACAGGCTTGGAATTTCCACGCGAACGTTGGCTGGGCTCAACTGGTCGTAAGCCCACATCAGGTGACATGGACATGGCAGTAGATGCCAGTGAGATATCCAAAGAACAATTGGCAGCAAAACTAACACAATGGGCAACCAGTCACGGTGAAGATCCCAAAGCCTGGGTAAAGAAAAGCGGCGAAGTACACTTACGCACACCCATTAATGGTCGGCCAGAAAATGGCTATGTGCAAACAGACTTCATGTTCTTTCCCAACTTGGATTGGGGACAGTTTTACTATGGCGGCTCGGAAGATTCTGCCTACAAAGGCATGAACCGCAATGTGCTAATGAGTTCAATTGCCAAACAACAGGGACTCAAAGTGGGTGCCAATGGCATGTTCAGTCGCACCACAAACCAACTGGTAGATGGTGGCATGGATCCCGACTATGTTGCAAAAACTTTATTGGGACCACGTGCCACTAGAGAGAATCTTAAAAATGTTGAAAGCATTTATGCTGCTCTAGCCGGGGACAAAAATCGAGATGCCAAGCTGGCGGACTTCCGTGAATACCTGGGCCGCGAAGGACTACAAGAGCCAGGTGCTGTGAATGAAAACACTGAAGTGAATTTTCTAGCCAAGTTGCGCGACAGAATTGTAAATCAAGGCATGACGCCATTGATTGAAACAGAAGCAGCCAACCCATATCAAATTTACGAAGCAGAAGAACCTGGCGTGGGCGGCAGAGCCAAAGGCATTGAACACTTGGAAGATCTTGTGTTTCGCAAAGGATCACGTGGTGTGGATGAAGCATTGGCCATTATCCAACATGCCGCAGATGCACCACAAAAGACCACCAGTGTGAAGTGGGACGGCAAGCCTGCTGTGATATTTGGGCGCAAGCCCGCCACAGGCGAGTTTGTGCTCACAGACGGTTCTGGCTTTGAAGCCAAAGGGTACGATGGACTTGCTACTTCACCTAAAATGATGGCACAGATACAAAGCACACGCAAAGGTGAACGTGCGGAGTTGATACAATTGTATGCTGACCTTTGGCCACAGTTAGAAGCGGCTGTGCCCACAAACTTCCGTGGCTATGTAAAAGGTGACTTGTTGTACTACCCTGAACAGCCGTGGACAGAAGAAGCTGGTAATCTTGTGTTCAAGCCCAACACAGTGCAATATCGTATACCTGCTAAGAGCGCCCTAGGTCAACGAATTCGCAACAGCACCACAGGTATTGCCATGCACACCATGTATGCTGATCAAGGTGAGCCCAAGCAACCACTCAGCAGAGTGTCGTTTAACGAAGTACCAGGATTGTTTTTGATTGAACCAATTTATGGCAAAGGAATTGCACCGCAGGATCCTGCACAATCCAAAGGTCAGACTGCACTGATCAAACAAATCAAACAAATGCGCCGAAGCAAAGGTGCTGCCATTGATACCTTGTTCAATCCTGGCGAACTGCGAGCCATGCAAATCACAGACTTGGCCAAACTGTGCGTGGACTACATTAATTTTAGAATTGGATCAGGAAACTTTGACAACTTGTTGGCAGGGTTTGGTGAATGGTTGCAATCCAAAGTCACCCCAAGAAAATTTGCCAACATTATAGAATATCTAAAATCGCCTGCATCAAACACAGAAGGCCTGGCCGCTGCATTTACCCTGTTTATTCTGCTACACGATTTAAAGCTGGACATCTTGCGTAACTTGGATTTGAAAGATCCTGGGCACGAAGGTTGGGTTATGGCCACGCCAGCAGGCTATGCCAAAGCAGTAAATCGCTTTGATTTCACTGCTAGAAATCGTGCCCAAAACAATCCGCAACAGGCGTAATTTTTACCAAAAGGCTAAATAAAAGCAGGTCCACAAGGACCACTAACTTAAAGGAAATTTATCATGGCTTATATTACCCCCGTAAATGGTGATGCACAACCGGTATTTGCACTAGACGTACAAAACGGTCCAATCGCTGCTTCTACAAGCACCACTGGCGCTACTGCTACAGTTCAACCAGCTGGTCCTAAACTGGACTTTGTTCGCTTGGTTGCTAACAACAGCATGGCTACTCAGTCTGGTGTTCAGGAATACGTTGCTAACGTTATTCAAGCTCTGCAACAAACTTGCACAGTGGCTATGTACCAAGTTGATACAACTGCTTTGTCAGTTGCATACTACCCAACTGGTGCTTTTGCTAACGCCGCTACAGCTTTGGCTGCTGCCAACATTACCTTCACTGGTTATCAGTTGGACAGCGCAACAGCTAACGGTTTCAAGCTGGCTGCTTAATTTTTAGACTTGTTCTAAACCACCCCGGGATTAAAAACTCCGGGGTATTTTTTTGCCGTAAATATCACACGATGAAGTATATGTGCAAAACCCTCTTTGACTGCTCGCCCACTGGGATCACTGGGCATTTTCGCATAGGTCAAATCCCATTTGATGATCAAGTTGGTCAAGCAATCAACAACGTCAATGACTGGAACAGAGCAAGAAATCAACAGCGAAACTTTGAAACACTGATTCAAATAATCAGTCTGCGCAGTCAACCAGAGCGCATTCAGGCACCGCGCTGTAACAAAGGTGTGTGGAGTTTTAGCTTTGAAGTTGAAGCTGAAAGCACATTTGGCATTTCAGGAAATCATGATCCTTTTGCGGCACTGCATCAAGACTGCAACGGAGTGCCCATGCTAACTGGGCTAGACGAGCAGGAAGTTGTGGAAACAGTACTGCGTCCTGACCAGAACATTTGGTTTGAAACGGTAAATAACTGATTATGGCAGACACCACCGACATTGAAAAGAAAAGTCTCGAAGCCCACGTTGAACTGTGTGCCGAGCGATACAAAGCCCTGGAACTGCAAATCAGTTCAGTGCAAAAAGACATCGACGATGTCAAAGCAGTGGTCAAAGAAGTGCATGAAATTGTGCATACCATGTCTGAAAAACGCAACAATCAATTGATTTCTTGGGGCCTGGGAATCATAACATTTTTAGCTGGCACAGTAGGCTGGCTAGTCTCGCACTACGTACTCAAATGACTCGAGAACAAAAACTTGAACGCTGGGCCGAGCGTGAAATGCGCCACAGTATTGACAAAATGATTTTGGATGATAACTCAGGTGGTTGGGTTGTGTTTGGAAAATATCACATCACACCAGAGCAGCAAGTGTTTAATGTTTGGCATTATGCAAACTTTGTGGGATCCTTTGGTAGCAAACGATCAGCAATTTCTTGGTGCATAGCCGATAAAAACAACCAAGCTTCATTGTCGCAACAGATCAAAGTGTTGGACTTTAAAAAACAATTCTTAGACAATGACATTGCATGTCGCAGTGGTCTAAGCAAACTCAGTAGATCCGCTGAATTTAGAGAAATGGTCAAAACCAAACTTGAACCTAAGATTTCTTTAAATTCTGCTGTCACAGCCGAACTTGAAAAATGTATATCTTCGGCTAAATATATACAACTTAGAGGATTCTCAAATGAAACTGCAAGAACTAGCCACACCTAAAAAAACTCGTCTGATCACCAAGACGTTTGAAAGTTATTTTGGCTCACGCATCAGCGTTGAACGTCTCAACGCTGGACAAACACGTCAAATGCTTCGCAAGGTGCAAGGCCTACTTGGCGAGCACAAAGGCTCAATGGCACGCCACACCAGCGAACGCAATCCAACCTATCTCAAGCTCATGATGATGGAACAGGCATTGGCCACACGTCTTAAAGAGATGGATGTTCCAGTGCCAGGTGCTCAACCAACTGCTGGCGCTGCTCAACCAGCTGCACAAGTAAAAGATCCTAAATTGGCTGCTGCTCTAAAAAAGAGTGCCGCAGGTCAAACATTGAATCCCGACGAACAAAAACTTGTTGCAGGCGCTGCCTTGATGAAAGCTGAAAGCCGCTTGCGCAATGCTTATCGCATGCTGAAAGAATCTGAAGTGCAACAAGCTCAAGTGGTGCTGGCTGCACAAGACATGGTTGACAAGATGCAATCAATGTTGGAAGATGCTAGTGAAATGCAATTTAAAGAACTGCCAGCTCTAGTTGATTCAATCAAGAATCAAGTGGGCATTGACCAAGCTTCGCAATTCAACGCAGATGCCACAGCCGCACTTACTGGTCTAGTGCAAAACCTCCAAGGTGCCAAGCAACAACTTGATCAAGCACTTGGCGTGGTAACTGGCCAAGCCGCACCCAGCACAGCTGGTGCAGACCTAGGCGCCGAACTTGGTGCTGACATGGGTGCTGACATGGCCGCTGGTGCTGATATGGGCGCTGATGTAGGTGCCGATCTTGATGCTGCTGCCACCGACGCAGGTGCTGACATGGCTGCTCCAGCTGAAGAGCCAGTGGGCACAGCAGGCGCACTGGGTCGTGGCCGTAGATAATGAAAATCTTTGAAGTTGATACCTTTGATGGTGCAACACCTGACCCAGACAAACTTCTGGGTCTAGTAGATTTTCTGAATGGTCGTGCAGACGACACCAACAGTCAAAAACAAATCAGTCAAGATGCTTTTATCTCTATTGCCCAAAGTCTTGACGTACCTGTCAATCAACGAAACATAATGGATCTAGTTGGGCAACCACCATTGAGCAATGTGTTAGAACCCATACAACCTGGCTCAACTGACCCCATTGTGTTCAAAGGCGGCGCCGAACAAACGGTACAGCCCAAAATGTCAGTTCCCCAAGCACAACAAGTGGTAGATAAAATGGCCAAATCGGCCATGAAACGTCCAATGTAACAGTCAACCATTGGTTGACACAAGGCGTTAAATACAGTATACTGCTTACATAAGGAGGCTGATATGAAACGACTTCTAACCATTTTAACTTTTGTTACCTCCAGCGCATTTGCTGGACCTAACGGATATCACGGATCTGCATTACACACACCGCATCATCGTCATCATGGCGGAGGTTGGGGATGGGTGGCCCCTGCTGTGATCGGCGGCGTTGTGGTTTATGCTATCACCAGACCCCTGGTAGTACAACAACCTCCAGTGATGTCTCTGAGTCCCAGTGACGTTGTGTATATCGACGGCGTGCCTTATCGCAAGCAGTTGGTGTTGCACAACGGATACTATCAAGAAGTACTGGTAAGAATGTAATATGGCATACTCAGATAAAGTTGTTGATCACTATGAAAATCCCCGGAATGTCGGCTCTTTTGACAAGAGTGATACTGATATTGGTACTGGTATGGTTGGCGCACCTGCTTGCGGCGACGTAATGAAACTGCAAATCAAGGTACAAGATGGCATCATCACAGACGCAAGGTTCAAAACATACGGATGCGGCAGTGCGATTGCCTCATCCTCTCTTGTTACCGAGTGGGTTAAAGGACGAACGCTTGACCAAGCGGCAGCTCTTAAAAATTCAGAGATTGCTGAAGAACTCGCGCTGCCACCAGTCAAGATTCATTGTTCTATTCTTGCTGAAGATGCTATAAAGGCCGCAGTAGAGGACTACAGAAAAAAGCATGATCTCTCTAACTGATCAGGCATACACCAAAGTAAAACGACTACTGCAAGCCAAAAACTATGCTGGCATTCGCCTTGGGGTAAAAACTACAGGTTGTTCGGGCCTGGCTTATGTGTTAGAGTATGTACAAGAGTATAAGCCTTCAGACACTGATATCAACTATGCCCAAGCAGACTTTGTGGTACTGGTTGATAAGAAAAACGAAGTGTATCTGCAAGGCGTTACTGTGGACTATGTGCGCCAAGGCCTCAATGAAGGGTTTGAATTCCTCAACCCCAATGAACGCGATCGCTGCGGCTGCGGCGAAAGTTTTAGAGTATGAGATCTTTTTACTATCAAACATTGCCAAACATTAGTTTGTCAAATGACATTGTGGCCGCGGTAAAAAAACTGCCTTGGCAACGCATGGCTAAAAAAGACATTTATGAAAATTTAAATTGGCATGATTTAGAGTATAATACAAGCATGGGAGTTCCAGAAAATTTACGATCCCAGTACCAATCGTTTTATGGACTCGAAAATAAGTTAATAGGAACTATGTTTAACTTTGAGTTACCTGCTGAGATTGAACAAGAAATTCGATCTCAATGGACATTTTTAACAGAGTTCGACGATCAACCGATCATTAGGCTTCAGATTGTGTGTGGCGGAAGTATGATTCCTGTGCATGTGGATATAACAAAAACAACCAGTTTGATTTTTCCAGTGGCCAATCACAAAAACTGTTTTACTCAATTCTATGAATTTTCAGAAGACATAAAACTTTGGCAAGACCACTATGCCAATATCAAAGATCCATCTTGGCCACTGTGCGAGACTCCGGCAAGTATTGTGAATCTACCTGAATATTGTCAGGCAGAATTAGCAGCCAGTCACAGCACGGTGAATTTTTTTTCAATGACTAGAGTACAGTCAGCACATGCTGATAGATTTAAAAAAGGTGTTAATGCCACACCGCCGCCAGACACATTTTCTTATGTTGATCAAGTTGAAATCTATCCACATCCAACTTTGTTGAACATAAACAAATTACATGGTGTAGGATATGCCGAAAACAGCCTTACTGAAGACAATCCGCGAGTGTCACTATTTGCAAAGTGGCCAAAATCACTGTATCAACATATTGCAAGTTGTTTATCGTCATGAATTATTACTATGAACCTGCTCCTTACCTTTCCTTAAATCTAAATTTAAAAACAGAATTGTCTAACTTAGATAGAAGTAAATTAGTACTAGGCGATGAGTCACGATATGATCTAGACCAAGTGAAACTCAATTACATAGTAAAAAAATATTACCCCGATGATAAACAATGTTTTTTTGATTTCTACGGAGATAATTTTGTTAATATGGCATCAATTACCACTTGGCATTTGCCAGAACAATTGGAAAAATTGTTACTTGATGAGTATGAGTATTTTTTTAATTTAATCAACGAAGCTCCTGAAATACGTTTACAAGCAATAGCTGGCACACACTTGCCTGTGCATATTGATAACGCCAGATCTGTCAGCATCGTACATCCATTGAAGAATCATTTGAATACATGGACAAAATTTTATGATCACGATATTGACGTTCTCCGATGGAACGAACATTATTCAAACATCAAAGATCAGTCTTGGCCAGATTGTAAAAACCCCTGGGAGTTTAAATTTCTTCCAGACGCAATAAAAACAGAATTACTGAATATCCCATTTACTCACACATTATTAACTGACAGTATTCGCCAGTTAACCCAAACAGTACTCAATCCAGGTCAGGTAACCGAAGTTTGCGAAGTTAAAATTGATAAATTTCCTTTTATACTCAATGTAAATAAATGCCACAGTGTTTACTGTCCTGATGCGCCCACTGATGAAAATCCTCGCCTGGCAGTATTTTTCAAATGGCGCAAAGCATCATTCACACAAATAGTTGACGCCTACACCCAATATGTACAATCCAAAATTTAATTACACATCCATACCCAGAGTTACTGTAGACGGCAAAAGATTTTATGCTACACCAGATGGCAACAAACTTCCTAGTGTGACCACTATCCTGGACCGAACCAAAAGTGAAGAAAGCAAAGCTGCCTTGCACAACTGGCGTCGAGCAGTTGGTGCGGAACGAGCACAGGCCATCACAACAGAAGCTGCCAATCGTGGTACTAGAATGCACACCTATCTTGAAAAGTACATCAGAGAAGGTGCCATACCCGCTCGTGGGTCAAACCCATTCAGTTGGCCCAGCCATATCATGGCAGAAGAAGTGGTCAACAAGGGACTAAAAAATGTAAGTGAATTTTGGGGTATCGAAGTACCCTTGTATTTTCCCGGCGTGTATGCAGGCACAACAGACGGTGCCGGCATTCATTTAAATGAAGAATCAATCCTGGACTACAAGCAAACCAACAAACCCAAAAAGCGCGAGTGGATTGATGACTACTTTGTGCAACTGTGTGCATACGCAGAAGCACACAATGAATTGCATGGCACACGGATTAAAAAAGGTGTAATTTTGATGTGTGTTAAGCCTGATCTAGATGAGCAACACAACATCGTAGGACAGCCCAAATACCAGGAATTTGTGCTGGAAGGCGGGGAATTTGAGAAGTATCGCACCATGTGGTGGAAAAAGGTTGAACAGTACTACGTGCTAAATATGTCATAGTCGAGGACCATCACCGTGGCAATAGTACAAGTATCTAGAATAACCCAACGAACCGGGCTTGAGACAGACCTGCCTCAACCCTTAGCCGGAGCCGAATTCGGCTGGGCAATTGACCAGCGCAAACTCTACATTGGTAACGGCACCATTGCTGACGGTGCTCCAATAGTAGGAAATACTGAAGTTCTTACAGAGTTTTCAGACATTCTTAGTTTTGCTACAGCATACACCTACCAAGGCGAAGCAGCTGGCTACACAGTACAAACAGGTCCCACGTCTGGTGATCCTGTCAGTCAAAGCATACAAAGCAGACTGGACAGTTATGCTGTTGTAACAGACTTTGGTGCCACAGGCGATGGCAGCACGGATGACAGTGATGCTATCAATCGAGCACTGTATCAATTGTTCTGTGTGCAAAACAACACGCAAATACGTCGAAGCTTATTTTTCCCAGCAGGCCGCTACGTTGTTACCAAAACTATACTGATCCCGCCTTGGGCCAAACTGTATGGAGAAGGTGCTGATTCCAGTATCATTTATTTTACTGTGCAAACTTGGGCTGCAAACACTGCCTATGCATCTGGTGTGTTGGTCAAAAGTTCAGGCAGCTACTACCGTAGTATTGCCGCGGTGCCAGCCACTGGAATTTTGCTAACCAATGCAAGCTATTGGTTAGCAGTAGCCGCACTACCAGAATTGGTTGTTAGAACTGCCGACAGTCAACAGCAAACTGGTGTTAACATTGGAGTGGGCGGAGCAAGTCCTCCACAAAATATTGAAATATCCAGCATGTCATTCCAGACCACCGAGTCAGGCAGTCACAATGTGTGTTTGATTGAAAAGGCTAAAAAAGTCAGTATGGATAATGTGACCTTTGCCAGCAATCTCACTACTGTAGAGTTACAAGATGCTGTGGAAGACGTCAGCGGTGTTTTGTTCAGTTCAACCACTGCATTGCCTTGCACAGAAATTACCATTGACAAATGCAAATTCACTGGCATGACTTATGGTATCAACACTGACCACCAAACTGCCGGAGTCACTGTCAGTAATGGTTGGTTTGATATACTATATCAAGGTGTGGTGTTAGGCAGTGCCACACCAGTTGATGGCGGGCCAAGTGGTTTCAAAGTGTTGCACAATGTGTTTGACAACATCTACGGCGAAGGTATTATAATTCAAGACTGTAGTCTCAACGGCACTGGTTACAATGTGTTCTATGATGTGGCCAATCACTTCAATGGCGCCACATTGCCAGCAGCGGCTATCATCAGCATTGACGCCAACAATAATATTTCTGTTGGTGACTTGTTTGAGCGCAATGACAGTCAAAGCGGCACCCATCCTAGAATCAGTCTTGCTACCACAAACTCCATTGCAATGAGTCAGAACACTAGAGACATTGTGTTTTATCAATCGCAAGCAACCACTACCAACGTTGGAATGAGCCTGGATCTTGGAACGCTAAAGCGATCAGCAGGCATATCAGACACACTGGTAGATAATGGCAGCGGCAACCTTGTGGTGATTGATAAAACTGCTATCACTTCGTTTAGTTTTGATTACGTGATCACTAGATCTGACACCAGACGCAGAGGCACAATCACAGTAACAGGTGGCCAAGCTGCCACTGCCACTGGTTTCAGTTATGTTGACAACTTTACAGAAAACGGGTCAACTGGCGTAACACTCACCCCAGCAGACAGCGGCACTGAACTGTCAGTGGGGTACACTTGTACCAGTACTGGCACAAATGCTTCAATTAGGTATTCCGTAGCAAACTTTGGCATTTGATGTGGCCTAGAACATTTGCTGATCGCCTGGGGTCTTGGAACACACTGAGAAACCAAGCTGCTACTGCTGATGTTGAATCGGCCCTGACCACCATTAACCAATGGTGGTTTTCTACTCCCTGGATTCCTTATCATTTACACTGGGATGATTGTGACAAATGGCCCGATCCTTGGCAGCTATTGGATGACAATTTGTTCTGTGGGCTTGCTCGTGGGCTAGGAATCCTGTATACTATAACAATAATTGATCGTGCAGACTTGCAAAAGTGCTGGTTAGCCGATCATGGTAGTGACAATTTAGTCCATGCGCCTCAAAAGAAATATATACTGAATTGGGACAAGGACACAATCGTAAATATCACTCCAGGACCAGAAAACCCTCGGCACCGTGTTAGTCAGCAACAAATACAACAAAAAATTGGTTAAAAAATGAAAATAATTACAGTTCTTAAAAGAGATGGCACCCGAGAGCCATTGGCTTTGGAAAAATGGCAAACCCAAATTGCCAAAGTGTGCGCAGGCATAGCAGATGTTAGTCAGAGTATGGTAGAGATCAAAGCTCAACTACACTTTTATGACGGCATCACAACTAAAGAAATTGACGGTATTACACTGCGAGCCATTGTGGATCTCATTGATGTAGAGCAAAATCCTGATGTTGGGCACACTAACTATCAGCATGTGGCAGGCAAACAACGACTCTCCATGCTCCGCAAAGATGTCTATGGCAGTTATGAGCCTCCCCACTTGTATGACATTGTGAAAACAAATGTAGCAACAGGTCTGTACACTCCTGAACTGTTGGAATGGTATTCAGAAGAAGACTGGAACCGTATGCAAGGCATGATTGATCATGCCAAGGATGAACAGTATTCATATGCTGCCATTGAACAGTTGATTGAAAAGTATCTTGTTAAAAATCGTTCCACAGGAAAAATCTATGAAACTCCTCAAGTTAGATACATGGTGGCCGCGGCTACAGTGTTTCACAAAGAAGAGCCTAACTCAGCTAGAATGCGTTATATCAAAGAATATTATCAAGCCGCCAGTGATGGTTTGTTTACTCTTGCTACACCTGTGCTTGCAGGGCTCGGCACTCCTACTAAACAGTTTAGTTCCTGTGTGCTTATCAGGAGTGACGACGATCTTGATAGTATATTCGCTTCGGGTGAGATGATGGCCAAGTATGCCAGCAAACGTGCCGGCATTGGTTTGGAGATAGGGCGTCTTCGTCCGTTGGGCTCACCCATTCGTGGTGGTGAGATCATGCACACCGGCATGATACCATTTTTAAAGAAGTGGTTTGGAGATTTGCGCTCATGCTCACAAGGAGGTATTAGAAATGCAAGTGCCACTGTTTTTTATCCCATCTGGCATCTTCAATTCGATGATCTTATTGTGCTCAAGAACAATCAAGGAACCGAAGAAACCCGTGTCCGACACATGGATTATGGGGTGGTGCTTTCTGCTTTTTTCTGGCGTAGATTTAAACACAAACAAAACATCACGTTTTTTGACCCTAACCAAGTACCGGAACTTTACGAGGCATTCTACTCCAACACTGCACTTTTTGAAGATCTGTATGTCAAATATGAAGCTAGATCTGACCTCCGGAAGAAAGTTATGTCTGCTGAAGAAGTGTTCAAATCAGGTATACTTAAGGAACGAACAGACACTGGTCGTATCTATCTAGTGTTTATTGACAACGTGATGAATCAAGGACCATTTGATCCTGAGTATCACACCATTTACCAGAGTAACCTTTGCTGTGAAATTCTTCTTCCTACTAAACCCTTTAAACGTCTGGATGACAGCGATGGTCGTATTGCACTATGCACCTTGGGCTCAATCAATTGGGGTGCGTTCCGCAATCCAGAAGACATGCGCCGTGCTTGCCGTATATTGCAGCGTAGCCTGTGCAACATTCTTGACTATCAAGATTTTCTCTCCATCCAGTCTAAACTCTCAAATGACGAGATCCAACCCCTG